ATTCAGGGCCAAAGGGCATACAGAGGTCTGGTCTTGTGACATCATACCATCTGAGGCTCCAGGTAGACATCTAATGTGCCCCGTAGAGGATCTGTTACGTTTACCATGGGATCTACTAATTGCTTTCCCGCCTTGCACACACCTATGTAATAGCGGAGCACGTTGGTGGTCGCAGCGGCCATGGAAGCAGGCTCTAGCACTACAATTTGTGCTTACACTAATGAATGCAGATATTCCGCAGATAGCCATAGAGAACCCAATTGGAAAAATATCTACTGCGATACGCAAACCAGATCAAATCATACAACCTTGGATGTTTGGACATGGGGAGACTAAAGCAACCTGTTTGTGGCTAAAAGGGCTCCCTAAGCTAACCCCGACTAACATTGTGGAAGGGCGGGACCCTAAAGTACACCGTATGTCTCCAGGCCCAAAGCGAAGCCACCTACGCAGCCTGACATATCAGGGTATCGCCAACGCTATGGCAGATCAGTGGGGGTAACACACTTTCCCGGCGTTTTACGGCCAGACAAAGTCTACCCATATGTTGACAAGTGCCGAGGTTTTGTCACCAAAAGCGTAGACAATAGGGGTCCCCAAGGCCACGTAAGTACCTAACCCCAAAAAATATGATATATTTTTTCAGAATTCTCTTGACTTCACCTGCCAAACCTGCTATAATACACGCAATAGAGTTAGTTATTTGACAAGTAAATAGGCAAAAACGTAGCCGGGAAGAGTGCGGGAAGCACCCGCGTAGGAGTCACCCGCCACCTGGCTGCACGAAACTCATACAGGAGCCCACGGCTGCACCAGATTTACCCCTTGATCCGCATAAGCCGGTCGTGGGTTCCTTGATATCGGGGGGAGGCCGCTCAGAGAACCAGACCTGAAATCTGGCCTCGGGCCCCCCTCTATGGCCCAGTAGCTCAGAACGATAGCAGAGCACCTGAGTGCGCTCGGGAGGTCGCCGGTGCAAATCCGGCCTGGGCCTTGATTGCGGGGTAATTCAGCGGTAGAATGGGTGGCCCATAACCACCAGGTCGCAGGTTCGAGTCCTGCCCCCGCTATTTTAAACCAAAGGGTATTATATGAAAGGGAACAAGATGAAAAGACTAGCAGTGGCAGCAGTATTGTTAGTATTGATGACGGGATTAATAGCGTGGATGCCGCCCTTCCCGCCTCCAGCAACACCTGGCATCAGCCGGAACATCCAGGCTGTCCGGTCCGCAGTGGTTCACGTGCGCAAGGACGGCGTCTGCCAGGGCTCAGGCGTGATCCTCAGTGCCGATGGCATCGTGATGACTGCGAAGCACGTCACAGGGGGCACAGCGGGCTCGTATACGGTCACGTTGGACGACCGGAAGACCGAATACAGTGTAAAATACGTAATTGAGGATAAAGAGAATGATATCGCATTCTTGCAACTGGACAATGACACCCACGGAGGCACTGACCTACCGCATGCTGTACTCAGCCGAAAAGCACCACGAGTGGGAGACATGGTATTCATCGGCGGTAGCCCGTTTGGCTTCGAGAATATCAACACGTTCACAACGGGAATTATCTCGGCTGATCAACGGGAACTCGGCGGACCCTACGACTGGCACCTCATGGTCCAGACCGACAGCGCCGCTAACCCTGGCAACAGCGGTGGACCAGTGTTCAACATGAGGAATGAGGTGATTGGCGTACTCGTGGCTGGCTATAACGCGACACTGAACTACAGTGTGCCCGTTGCCCGGTTCCGTGACACGATAGAGGATGTACGAAACTGGTTTAGGCTCCAGCGGTTTAATGTGATTGAAGAGAGCCCGTTTGGTCCAGGTATTACTGTGGGTTACTACGGTGCTCCGCTGGACGGTACTGATTGATGGTGAAAACTGCGACGTTTAACGGAGTACGTTACGAAATACAGGTCACTGACCCGATAGACGGGTCGTGTGATTACCCGCGTAAAATCTTGCCCGTATTGCACGTAGCAGCACCAGCCAACACCTGCAAACAGCTTGAGATAGCTATACATGAGTCCTTACACGCATCTGACTGGACGAAGTCTGAAGAAAGAGTTACACGGACAGCACATGAAATCGCCCGCCTGTTGTGGCGGCTGGGGTATAAACGACCATAGGAAAGGGAAGCACGCATGAAAGTCACACTCAAAGAACTCCGAGACAAGCACGGGAAATGTATGATCGCCGTTTGGCAGAAGTGGTGCAACCTTCTGGGTTTTGACCCGGCCACCACTGTTGGGATGGAAGTCACCCCAGTTACTGAGAAGATCGCAATCGACCCGCCGGATCAGGTCAGTGGGCCTGTAGCACCGCCTATAGCACCGCCTGTGCGACCAACGACTGTGGCTGTTGATCTGGATGGTGACGGCAAACCGGACGTAGAGATTACACCGGTTGCACAGCCCGAGGAGGACGCATAATGTCAACAGAGGCCTATGAGATCCAACAGCCATGGGAAGAGGTGGCGAGCCTATCGACCGCCGTAACTGCCCCCGCAGTTACTGCACGGAGTGCTGCCGCTATCGAAGCCCTGGCGAATATTGTCGTGTGGAAAATCCCACAGGGCGTTCCCTCGGTACGATTCCGGTTCCGCACGACTATTGCGAATAACAGCACTGGCGTAGTGGACCTGATGACCGTCCGGCAGCGAAAGGATGGGGAAGACTATTACAATCGCGCGGCTACCGCTACAGTTACAGCGGGCCAGCAGACGGCTGATACCGGGTATACGTTCGGTGATACTGTGGTCGTGTCGAACGTAGGCACGAATCAAGAAATCAAGGCGGTATCCCCGACCGGTGACTACGTCGGCGAACTCTTGATGAATACCGAGGGGATTAGCAAGATCGCGTTCATTGGCACGACGTTGACCGGGGCGAAGATCCTTGATATCGACGTAGCCAAAGGCTCGTACAAGCATGTTTTCCTGAAGGCGTAATGGCGAAGAAACTAACCCCGAATAAGCTCTTAACCGAACTCCTGACAGAGATCGGCAACGAGAAAACTGCGATAGTCGTAATTGACGGGCAGGCGGCGACAGTCACTAAAGCAGAGGCTGTCGCTCGTGGTCTGTACGAGATGGCTGAGGGCGGGATACGAGATAAGATTAATCCGAAGACTCAGGAAATAATGCAGGTGTACGTCAAGCCTGACGCTGCAGCCGTTCGACTGATCCGGGAGTATACTGAGGGGAAGCCCAGTGCGGACATAGCAAAAGAAGTCGCAGACAAGAAAAAAGCCGGGGAGTACGGCTCTGGCACACGGAAGCGGCTCGGGGAGATTCTCAATAAGCCGAAGAAACCAAGGGCCACGACAACCAGGCCCACAACAATTGGAGTATAATATGGCAGTACAGGTAACGATAGAGCTTCGAGATGGCACACACATTCACGAATCGAAGTCTGATCTGGCGGCGGCCAGGGTATACGCCCGCGAGAGTGTGGAGACAGGGATTGAGTACGATGAGGATACTAAGTATGTCCCCGCTACACATATACGCAAGGTAGTTATCGAAGCATAAATGCGTAGAGAACTGATAAAACCTGAACTAAGTACGCCTTTTCCGAACACGCCGCCGGTTTGGACCGACCCCATCACAGGGATCGAGGTGCCCAAGACGCTGGATGAGAATATCCGCTGGCGTATGGACCTGCTCGCCAAGGCAGAGAAGGACGAAGGCCTACAGCAGGATCTGCTCGACGCCTGCGCAGCGTCACAGCTTTTCTGGGTCAATGCTTTTGCTATGACCTGGCACCAGTTCGACGTAGATGAGGCGGGTGAACGCATCGAAGCCCCGCACCCAAACCAACCGATGATCACCTGGGAGATTCAGGATAAATTGCTTGAGCGGTTTGAGTGGTGCGTGGCAAACGGCAAGGATGTACTGATCGACAAGTCTCGTGACATGGGGGCGTCGTGGCTGTGCATCGATTTTAATCACTGGAATATGCTCTTCAGGCCGGACACGATGATCTTGTCGATGTCACGTAATGAAGACTACGTTGATAAACCTGGAAACATGAAGGCTATTTTCCAGAAGCATGATTTTATCAACACCTGGCTGCCCGACTGGATGCGACCGCCTGATTGTTTCCTGGGGCAGAAGTACCGCACCCACATGCACTGGCATAACCCGCTCATCAACTCGACTAACGATGGTGAATCTACAACGAAGCACGCCGCCCGTGGAGACCGGCGAACAATAGCTTTCCTCGATGAATTTGGGGCTGTTCAAAATGGCGCACAAATGCGTAATGCAACTCGTGATGCGGCTCTTGTCCGTATTGTCAACTCTACGTCGGTTCCTGGCAGCGAGTACAATCGCTGGCGCGGCGACAAGACGATCCCAGTCTTTGTTCTACCATATCACGAGCACCCTGATAAAGGCAAAGGGCGGTATCTCAAACAGACTGAAGCAGGCAAGTGGGAAATCAGATCTCCCTGGTATGACGCAGAGGAATTGGTCCGCGGTCCGAAGTATATGGCAACGGAAGTCAACCGACTAGATACTGAGCCTGGCCTTTCGTATTTCAAGGACCACCTGATTGACATGCACATTGCCATGTACGGGCGTAGGCCCAGTGCTCGGCTCGATGTCAAGTTCCGCAAGAACCTGGGGCACGATGATGTTGTCAAATACATAAGCAAGCGGGATAAGAGTTTCATCGTGGCTGAGGAATACCCCGACGCCCCATTGCGCATCTGGTGCAACCTGTTTAACGGCAGGCCGGACCAGAATAAGCACTATATCTTCGGCATCGATACGAGTAAGGGACAAGGGGCGTCTAACTCTGTAATTTCGATCAAGTGCATCGAGTCTGGCGAGAAGATTGGCGAGTGGGTAGACTCGAATCAGCCGCCATATGATTTTGCCCAGACAATTGTCGCCGTCGCTCTGTGGGTTGGCGGCTCCCTTCCTCGCAAACTCCCGTTTATCAAATGGGAAAATAACGGGCCAGGGTGGGACATCGGCAGGATTCTGGTTAAGAATTACCTTTACCCTTACTACTACCGACGCGAGGCTGAGGGGACTGCCGCCAACAAGAAGACGCAACAGTATGGGTTCCATACAGGGGAACGCAGCAAGTCGGAGCTGCTGTCTGTATATGACGCGATGCTCGCCCATGGCGGATATATAAACCGCTCAATCGAGGCACTGGAAGAAGCCCGTATGTATATCCACTATCCTGGCGGCGGCATAGGGCCATCTGATTTTGTGCAGGAAACGCGCGGAGCAAAGAAGGCGCACGGCGATAGAGTTATTGCTGACGGCCTTACGCTTGATGACAAAGAGACACCCAACGCAAAGAAGAAAAAGAGTGGCCCCCCGAACGCATCGGCAGGGCATCGCTTCCTAGCCCATATAAAGTCACGACGTAAATCACGACGTGGAGCCCCCCAACGAAAGAAATTTAATTTCGCGGTAACATAATGGCAACTCCTGTATTGAATAGCGATTTAGTTCGCCGGGCAGAAAATGTAGCCACTGGTGCGAATACCCATAAGGTTTATTCTGAATTAAATCGCTATCAGGTAAATCGGATAGCGAATAATAGGCGCGGGTGGACAGACCGCCGTCGGGCTGTATTCAAAGAGCACGAAACCACTTTGCGACTGTTAGTGGAAGGGTTAGAGTTTAAAGAACGGTAACATAATGGCAAAACAAGTTACAGAGCAGCAGGTGCAGAACATTGTTATTTTAGGCTTCAAGCGGATGGAGCACTTTAATAAGGTCCAGGCGATGCTGTTTAAGTCCTACGTGAGTCACTACTACCGTGAGACGTTCGGCATCGAGGGTTCGGAACCTCTGAATCTCGTATTCAACACGATCACGAGTTATGTGCCGAACCTAGTGATGCAGAACCCGATCACTGAAGTCGTGAGCCCCTATGTCGAGCATCGGCAGTCTGCTGAACTGCTCGGCCTCGCTCTGGATGCAGATGCCAGGCAGACCCGCATGAAAGAGGAACTGCGGGCTTGGGTCACAAATGCGTTCTTTGGGTGGGGGTGGATGAAAGTAGGCATCGCTGCCGCTGGTGAATTGATCCAGATGGGCGACATAAATATCGATCCTGGGCAAGTATATGCCACGAACATCGATATTGATGATTTCGGTTTTGATCCGACGTGTAAAAGCATCCGTACAGCACAGAGTATGTGGCACCGCACGACTGTGCCCCGTCAATACCTTTTGGACACTGATCTGTACAATAGTGAAATAGCACTGGCGTTGCCTGCATCTCGCACGAGCATGACCGACAATATTTCAGGCCTCACTATAGCTGACGAGGCCAAGTCTGCCGTTGTCTCCATGAATGATGACGTAGACGTGATTGAGATGTATGTGCCAGAGATCGAACAGGTCGTGACGATGGGTGACCCAACTCAAAAGATCCAGAACCACTACCTAAGCGTGGTAGACTATAACGGCCCGAAGGAAGGCCCATATGTCCCGCTATCGTTTACGCCCCCAGTGCAGGGCAATCCGTTCCCAGTGGCCCCGATGTCGATTTGGCATGATCTCGCCATCGAAACGAATCGGGTGATGGTCAAGATTATAGACCAGATCCACGCACAAAAGGACCTAACTCTTTACACCCCTCTACAAGCGGATACAATTGATAAGATACAAGAGGCTCGCACAAATGATGCGATCCCGTCAATGAATCCCAAGGAGATTAACCAGATTTCCATCGGGGGGCAGAACAACAAGAACGAAGCAGCCCTCGCACAGCTTTACGCTTGGTCTAATCACATGGGTGGCAACCCGGATGCGTTAAGCGGTGCTGTGGCTCCTGGGTCTGGGCAAGGAAAAGAGTCTGCCACTAAGACCATGACGACCGCCGCAAGTGTCAAGATTTCTCTGGAAGACATGCGGAGTATCCTCTATGATCAGACTGCCGAGGTGCAGAGGCGTAAAGGCTGGTACTTCTGGACTGACCCACTGATCAACAAGCCGTTGACTAAACGTAGTACGGGCGGGGCACAGATTCAGTTGGTCTTGACACCTGAAATGCGACAGGGTGATTTTCTGGATTATGTGTTCAAGCTCCGGGCTCGCTCTATGAGTAAGCTCAATCCGATGGAGCGTTCACAGAGAATCGAACGATTTGCCACGAATATTATACCAGGTGCGGCTAACGCAGCGACTGCGTTCATGTCCATCGGTCAGCCGTTTAACGCTGTAGCATATCTTACAAAAATTGCAAATGAGTGGGACATCCTGGAGGACGTGGCCGAGATGTTCGTGGACCCGATGTTCCAGCAGAAAATGAATTTGTACCTATCTATAGGCGTGAAGGACCCCGGCCAGGCGGGAACGTCTGACCCCGGCGGGGCACAGAATAAAGGGAACCCAAATGCGCGGCCAGTGAACTCGCCGCAGCAAGATTTTAACCAGCAGACACAGAGTGTAGCAGCTATTGCACAGTCTGCGAATCAGGGGGCAATATAATGGCAACACACACTTTTAAATGTGATGAATGTTGTGAGAGCATGGACGACACGAAGACACACGAGCGACCATGCCCGAAATGTGGTAAGCTGATGCGGTGGGACTTAGACGGTATTGGTATCGCCGATGGCGATTACCGCCATGAGTCACACTCGTTGGCAATACACCCGGACCAGATCCCAGAGCATAAGGCATTGTTCCCAGATGTGGAAGTGACGTCTGACGGGTGCCCGACGTTTACGAGTGTGCGGCAGCAGGAGAATTATGCCGATGCGTGCGATTTTTACAAGAAACCACAGCGTGGAAGAAAACTAGGACGCGAGATTCTCTAACAGATTACCGACCCCCGCGCGTAAAGCGGGCCGACTAATTATAAAGGGACAAATAGATGGTAGACTACAGCGTATTTGATGAAGACGAACAAGGCGACTCTGATGACACCCAGTTGACTTCTGAGGAGGTCAAAGTTCAAGAAGCCGAGGCCACTGAGGCAGCGGAAAAGCAGGAGCATCTTGAGGCTGGTGTTGACGAGCGTTTAGCAAAGTTGCGTGGTGAGGAACCTACCCCGAAAGCTGAACCAGAGGGAGATCCAGAGCCTACCCCGGAAGACGACCAAGAGCAAGACGAGGAGACTACCCCGGAAAGCAAACCGGCAGCCGACTCTGATGCAGAGGACGGGAAACCGGCAGGCGAAGGAACTACAGAAGGTGAGGAAACGGCAGATGACGAGCACGCACTGACAGAGGCTGAGATACGGGCAGCCGTACACAGAGGAGCGACTGAAGAATATATTCAGGAGCTAGCTAAAGCTCATCCCGCTATGGCAAAACGGATGTGTGCCAAGGCTTTAGCAGACACGAATAACTTATCGACACAGTTCTCGGAGCTGGGCAAGAAGCTACAAGCCTCAACGCCTGACGCTGCACCGGAGCCCAAGAAAGTTGAACCTCTTGATCTATCAGCCCTTGAGGCTGAGTACAGGGATGAGCCGGTCCTAGGCGTGTTAAAACAACTGGCGGAGCAGAATCACGCTCTTGCACAGGCAGAAGCTGACCGAGCAACCGCAGCAGCAGTACAAAAAGCTGAGACAAGGGAAGAGGCCGCCGCAGCGGCAGAGGATGCCGCCACGAGTCAGCAGATCACCACGTTCTTCACTGATTCAAAAATGAAGGCGTATGGCGAGTTTTATGGCGTCACCCCTGAGAACGATAATACGTGGGCAGCCCTCACCATGGGTCAGACGGAGCAACGAATGGCCGTGGTGGAGCAGGCTGCGTTGATTCATGCTGGTGCAGAGTCACAAGGCCAGGAAATGAGCGTGCCAGATGCCCTGGAACTGGCTCATTTGAGCATCAGCACCCCCGTGCAAGAGGAAGTTATTCGTAAGAAAATCAGTACGCAGCTAAAGACGCGAGAGAAAGGGATTACTCTCAAACCTGGCACTGGCACCAAAGTCGTGGCGACTGGCGGGAAGCCTACAGGCTCTCAACTGGAAGCCCTAACAGAACAAAGGCTAAAAAAATGTTTCGGATAGAAGCATAGTAGGAGTATATTATGGGATTTCAACCAGAAGATATTCTTGATTTGGTAGCATTCACCCAAAACGATTTGCCTGATCAGGAAATTGAGTATGCACTCGAACATCAGGAGTTTTTCTTCACTGATATGTTCGAGAAGGACGCCATCAAAATTGACGGCGGTACAAGCATCCAGCGGCATGTCACGTTTGATGATACTGGGAATGCAAGTTATCGGTCCATGTATGACCTTGACAGTCCGCACATTCAGGACCGAGGGCACACGATCAACGTCCACTGGGCATTGGTCGGCACCAACGCGAGTTGGGATGAATTCGAGATCCTTCAGCAGAAGAACTCGAAGAAGGGTTTCATTGACCTGATTCAGACCCGGCTCGATGGGGCGATTCTATCATTCGCCAACTTGATGGAGACCAAGATGGTCTCCGTGCCAGACAGTGCCACGGATAAAAAGCACCCGTTCACGATTCCGTACTTCCTACGGGTTCTGAACAGCACTGGGATCGCCAACACGGGCGAGGGCTTTAATGGCACTACTGTGACCTACGGGGATTTGACTACTGGCACGATTGTCGCCGGTATTGACTCTTCGTCTGAGGCCAAGGGGCGGAACTATACAGGGCTGTATACCGCTATTGATTCTGCGTTCCTCAAGGTCGCACGCCGGGCCTTCATTAAGACACACTTCAAGATGCCCATTATCTTGAAGAGCCCACTCATTAAAAAGCGAGCCGCAAAGATGCGTATGGTGGCTGGAACTGACACGGTCCTCGACCTGATGGATCTGGTTGACAAGCGAGACGACAACCACACCTCGACGAAGCGGGAAAGCCGCGGCGGCCTGACCGTAGACGGCGGGGACTTGGTGAGGCTCAATCGTACACCGGTACTTCCACTGGACACGCTGGATAGTGCCAGTTATTCTCCGCTGTACGCATATGACCTGTCGAAGCTACAGCCTGTAGTCCACGACGGCTACTGGATGAACCGCAAGAAACCTATGGTTCGTCCTGGCCAGCATACGGCCTACACCACGTACATCGACGGCGCACACAACATCCTGCCGTTGAATATGCAAACCCTGGGCTTCGTACTCCACAAGTCTAGCTAATCATAGAAAGTGAGGTAATACAAGATGGCAAAAGGAAAACAAAGACAAGAGATCCTTGGGGTTCAGGGCATTGTCCAGAGCCAGACTGGTCCTGACTGGAGCTTTATTTATCGGGCATCTACCGTAAAAGCCGATGAGTATAACGTCGGCGACACTGTGCGACTGCCCGACAGGCGAGAGTACACCTACGCTAAGTCAAAGGGTGCATGTGCGGCTGAACAGGCCTGTGAATTTACCAACACCGGCTTGGTTGCTTATACCGCGTTCGCCACAAGTCACGCTATTGGTGTACAAGAGATCACGGTTCCGGCTGCGACTCATGCTGTGCAGACCCTCGATTCACTGCGTGGCGGGTATGTGATTATCCATAATGGATCAGGCACGTACACACAGGTTCGCGGCATCGTTGGAAACGCCGCCCACGCTGCGAATGTGGCTTTTAAATGTCAGCTCGATGGCCCGCTTTCTACGGCCATTGTGTCCGGCACTTCTGCGATTGAGCTTTATGCAAACCCATATACGGAATTGCAAGCGGGGGCCACGACGACCCTCTGCAAAGCAGGTCTTCCTGCTGTAACAGTCACCGCAGCCGATGTCTATTTCTGGGTGCAAACCCGTGGTTTCTGCTTTATCAACCCTCAGTCTGGGGTCGATGCTGCTGAGACTGGCTTGATGTTCCGGCACGATGGTAGTGTGCAGGATATCGAGACCTCTCTTGCTGTCACTACTGCTGATTACACTGGCACTCAGGTCGCTGGATATCGAGCAATCGGCGGTTATTCGGGCAATGGGCCGCTGATGTTCTTGACACTGTAACCATTAACCACTCGTATCCGGTAGTATATATATATATATACTGCCGGATACGGGTTTCTCTTGAAAGGGGAACAAAATCATGACAGAACAACAAGCACAAGAAGCATTAGGCCGGATTGATCAGGTATTATCGCAGGTATCTATGGACCGGAAGAGTCACACCCAATTGGTGCAGGATGTCAACGCGATTCAAGAGCATGTGAAACTTTCATTCGAGAAAAAGAAGAGCCCGAAGAAGACACCCCGGCCTGGCACTGAGGACTAAACGATGGCAGAACCAACGACTAAACTAACCATGCAGGACCTCTGCACGCGGGTAGCACGCGATGCTGGCGTCCACTACAACGGGGCCAGTGGCACGAGCCCCGCCTTGCCCCCAGTGAATATCGATGACCTGCACGCAGTCAAAGACGTGGTGAACGATGGCATTGAGATGTTTATCAACGACGCCCCGCTTGCCGGGTGGCAGTGGAAGAAACGCATCCTGGAGAAGGCTATCACTGGCACGCGCGTGACAGGAACGGCAGACTCTGCGAGCACCACCACTCTGGTTGACGCCACACTGTCCACCACCTATGACGCCAACGACGACCTAAACGGCTGGTGGGTCTACGTCACAGGCGGCACGGGCGAGGGCAGTTTTGCACAGATCACGGACTATGCCACTGGGACTGGGACCTGTACTGTAGCAGACTGGCTTGATCAGTACGGCAACGCTGCCGGGACAGATCCGGCTGCTGATTCAACCTATGCCATCACCACATACGAAACAACTGCTGGGGATATTGGCCGCTACCCCCTACCAGAGGACTTCGGCGGCGAGGTGACTGGGAAGATTACCTATATTCGTGACGCCTCGCACACACAGCGAATCGACTGGGTATCTGAGTCTGAGATACGGGAGTTAGCCCATGCAGCCCCGACTACGGCAAT